ATGTAAGGCACCTCAAATTTGAGAACTCTCTATAGAGTGAAACTCAAATTGAGGCCATAAAGTAAGCCCCACACATTAAAATTTTGAAGTAAGTGCAAGGCACTCTGTGTATTTATAACGCGTCTTCCCGCGCTCAGATATTATAACCCTCTGAGATTGGGCTATGGTGAATTGATACATAAATTTTGAATGGTTTTATGCAACCATAATTATTTTTTTTTTCTTTTTAATTTTTCTATCAATATCAATTCCCATCAATTAGAAAACTATAAAACACCGCACTATACTCAAAAACAAAATAAAACTGAAAATTTTCAAGGATCTATACCACAAAAGCAGGTGCCGCTATCCAACGCAGCAGAGAAAAGTCCTCTGCAGCAGCACTCTCTTCATACATAACACCAGTTGTCGCAATACTTGTCTCATAAACCAAATTATAACCTTGGGTCACGTTGTTTTGCATAGGAGCAATAGCATCATAAGGATTCGTCGTACATGCCCACGCAAATAAATTATTATTATAGAATGGAATTTCATACTCAATACCACCATTGGTATGTGAAATGAATGAAACAGTTCCATTCAAAGAAGAATAATTATTAAACGTGGATGCTGTAAATGAACTATTATTTGAAAACGAAGTTCCAGGGCCAGCAAGTGTTATCTTTGTATGATTACCAAAACCTTGAGAGTCAGCAGTAGCATAACGCCACCTTTTACGAATTCCACCTCTCATGCCTAAATATGCAAATTGCAAATAGCCAATAAGAGATTGATCATACGTCACATTAGTTGAAAAACTAGGAAGTGCCGAAGGGAGAATCGTAGCACCCATATATAACTTACCCAAAACACCAGTAGTGGAGATAGTAGCACTATAAGTAGTAGTAAATCGTTTAATAAGATTCCGAAAAGAAACAGGAACCTCACCAAAATGTAATTCACTAATACCTTTAGTGCTAGCTCCAGTGGGATTAATAACAAAACAAGTTAAATCATGGGTGGTGGAATTATGCACACCATTAGACACCACTTCAGATTCAGCGATCCAATCATCTGACTCAGAAAGCGTTCTAGATGTTGGTAAATTAGTATCCGCTAATTGATTATATTGGATGTTGTCAGATTTTACATAAACATTAATAGACACACTACTATCATCTGGAGATTGCAACTCGGTAATTGGAGTAATTCCAATATATCCATTGGCCGTTTCAAACCAATTCAAAGGTGCAGAAATCGTTGATCCGCAAGAACCAACCATTACTGATCTTGAATTAGTTCCCAACACAGCACACCAATGCCGTGGGAACGCCCAATTAACACAAATCTCAACATCTGTAGTTTCCTGTATATCTATAATCTCAACAAATTGCTTGTTCAATGCTAAATTTGCATCTATAAGAACCTCTTGTGAAACATTTGGCTCATAATAAATTGCAAACTTACCACGATGAAAATTAGAACACACAACCTCAAATCGAAAAGATATATCTCCTCTCCAATAAATAAAAGGCAAGGCCGAAAAAGCAAGCGCAGTCGGCTGAATATAATTGGATCCGGAATCTTGGACCGCTACAATGGGTGACACAACAGATTCCCACATCGGACCAGAAAGAGGGGCTGTCGTTTTGTTCCAAGTAAAAGTAGTCAAATATGACTCTACGCCTGCAACAAAAGAAATTGCCATTTCATCTTCTTCAACTGCTACTACTCTAGGATCAACAGTTAGTTCCTGCTTTGGATCTAAGGTAATACGTTTTCCAGTATCATATCCTATAACATGAGCAGCATTATAGAAAGGATCGTTTTTCATACGCATTGGTTGAGTTTCAACATTGGGTACAGACCAACCAAATAAACTCGCCAAAGATGAAAGACCACCTAACATCATACTGCTAGCTTTAGCATACGCACCTATATAAGGAACAGAAGTTAATGAATTTGCTATTTCAGAAGCTCGTGAAGCTATTCGTTGAACAGGTCCAGATTGACGTTCATCTGCTTCCGAAATCCAGTCATCACTCTCCGTAGTAATCACTGTTTGAGTACCTGTCACACAGCCTAATTCTACGTCTTCCAACCAACCATAAATGTAAACACTAATGGGAGATGGAGACGCAGAAACTGAAGCAATCTGATTAATAGAGTAAACATAAAGCAACCCCATTTCAATCAAATCATTATAGGCTGTTCCTGAAGGAGTAGCCGCAGTCGATTTATTAAATAACCGTATCATTGGTTGTGGACTGACATAAGGAATAACCATCTCTACTGGAGTATTTCTTCTGACATCTACAATCTGACAACCGGGAACCTGTGATAGATAGGTTATAAAATTAGATTGAGAAGCGCCTACCGTAACCAAGGCTTGAAAAGCATCAACTAAAGAACTAAAAGGTATAAAGGAAAATAATAATCGTCCTGAATGAAAAGGAGTACCTGAAACATTAGCACGAACTTTTAAATTTGCCCTAATAAAACCATAATTCCTTAATTTAGCTCTAACAGCTGGCTCAGCAAAATACAAATTCCAGACATCAAAAGATGTAGCAAGTGTAGTTGCCGTAGCCAAAGTAAAAGCACCCAATTGTACAGGCCTTGAGAAAAAGTCATCCATATTGAGCATTGTGTGCCTCAATACTTGTGTATTTTCTTTTAATCCAATTATAGTTGTTTCAACATCTGTACCTCCACTGTCTTCGACATTACCATGCCGCACCATCGTACTGATAGGACCCTCTGATGCTACACTAACATCAGCTTCAAAATGATAACTTTCTGAATTCATTTTGGCATGTATCCTCTTTGCGGAACAAGATTGAAGGGATTTTATAGTAGCCCGTAGAGAATCAACTTCTCCTTGCGCACGTATAGAGTTCTCTACAATCTTTTGAAAGTTTGAATCTTTGGCATATGAGTGTGTTTTCCGCATATCTTTAGCACTCATACCTGAAAGTGGACTAGGACACGTTTGTAAGTATCCTTCCGCTTCCTTCAATTCTATTTGTAATTGATTTATCTGATTTGCAATTACAGTATCGAATGAACTGCTTGATCTAAATAGAACTGAAAAACCGATCTGAGCTTTTCCAGAGCTGGAGTTTGGTCATTAAGGAGACCTTTCTAAACCCTCTTAGTAATGCCACAAGTCTCCTACTTGTGGTAGCATTACCGTCCCATTTTGTTTAAGCGGTTTGGGAACCGCTGTATTCGTCTATTCCAACAGACGATTCATTATTTCTTGATAAGTAGGAATCGAAGCGCAAAATTCAACCGAAAGATTAAAATATGCCCTATGCTTACCTATAAGAAAAGAACGAATTCTATTGAAACTATCTTCATTCGCATGAAACATTAAATCATTCAAAAAGGAAGATATAGTATCCCGCATTTGCTGCTCAACAGAAACAAAATTGGAAGGTATATACCACAACAACATCCTCATCAAAGATTCTTTATCTAAAGGAGCCACAATTCTAGAGAATTTATCAGAAAAAACAAAATTTCGCTTTAAAAACGTCATCTCATTTTTATTAACAAACTCAGAAAGAGTGCCATCCTTGGCAGCAGATGTATATTCCATAAACAATTTTTCCTTAGCAAATTTAGCAAGGGTGACATTGTTAAAAGTATCTTTGTAAACTGGATCAACAGCGTTTAACAAATCATCACCATACGTTCTAGTTTCGTTATGTTTTAGGAAAGGTTCAATGTGTCCCATTGAATACCAACAATACATAAGTATAATGATATTGCGAATGCAATTAGATTCAGCGGTTCCTGCTGTACCCGAAGGCTGTAACCCCGCTGCTCTAAACAGATCATTTAAAACTACCACCCAAGGAAAAAGAGTATCAGTCAAAATACCTAACATTAACTTTAGAGCAAAAGATCCATAACCTAAGCGTTCAGCTAATCGGTAGAAAAATGAGTTAGAGGCCCAACTGATATCAAACGGCATACCGGTATCAAATTCCTTCCAATCTCCCTCTTCAATATATTCCGAAAATTCATGTATATTAAATATACGTTCAGCTTCCGAATACATATCAATACCTACTGCTGACTTAAAAGCATCTCCATGTTCAACCATCAAAGCATACAAGGGTTGCAACAACATACGCAATACTATAAGAAAATGTGTAGGAACAGGATAAAACATACGCGTCTCACCCGATAATATTTTTTTTTCTGATCTAGGTTCATCCTTTAAAATACCCTTATTTATAGGATTACATGTTTTCCCATACGCATATCTTTTCAAGCAACATTTTGATTGTTCGAGCATTTCTGACGTTGGAACACGGCAAAATTCATCTATCAATGTAAGATACTTTGATTTTTTTCCACTCCAACCGAAACCAGCAGCAGTGCTAGCCTTAATACGCCTTATATATTCATCTTCCAAAGATCCGTTAATAGCAGTTTCCATATCTATAGGCGATACATTCGTAATTCCTTTCTCTTTAAGATACGTAACGCTAAATTCCAATAGTTCCTCTAAAACTCTTTCTAAAATATTTCGATCAAGAGGAGCTTTTCTTTTAGATATTTTGCGTAAAGAAACATTTATCGGATTAACATAAACTCCATCCCTTCTTATAGCATTCATAAGAGGAGGACCAAATTTCTTTGTTCTTTTATATTGCAATTCTTCATCCATGATTTCATCAAATTCTTCAATGTACTCACGCATAAGAGGGGTGGGAACTAATTTACTTTTAGAGTTTGGTAAAACAGGACCTTCTACTTTGCCAAAGTAATCCACTCCATGTAAAGACTCATAATAAAATGCACTCTTAGAAATAGGCAAGGTAGTAACAGGTAAATTATCTAAAGATTCTGAAACCATAGTAACCAAAATAGTGTTTGATGTTAATACTTCAATAGCTTTTTCAATATCTTCAAGCACTAGGGGTACTCCACATGATCTATCAGAATTTTCTTTCCCACCAGCATGTATGCCAACTATACTACTACCATTAGTACGCTGTGCTACGATAGGTTGTCCACACAATCCTATCATGTGACCTGGTAACAAATAAGTTAAAGGCTTAACAATAACGTAATCATATTTACCCGTCATTTCTATTGGGTTACCATCGCTAAATATTTCCGTATTCTTTCCACAAACTATACCAATCATACGATCAGGTACTTCTCCATTAATATGTTTGGTAATATCAGAAAATAAAACCGAAGATAACCTAATAACTGTAACATCATTTCCTAGATGTATTGTATCTTTATCACGACGTACACAAGATGAAAACCGCATATCAGTTGATTTCTTAACGGATCCCAAGGGATAAACATGAACAGTAACTGATCCCTTAAATTGTCTTAGCGCATGTGTATTTATAATAGCAAAATTACCACATAGCCCTAAAATAGTTGTAGTTGTCCATTCATCTTTTCCAAACTCTATATCAACTAACCTTACATTTCTATCTAATGAATCCCACAAAGAACGCACATCAGAAGTATGCAGTGAAGGGGTCAGATGAACAGTATTCCATAATGATTGCTTAATTGCCTTATTTCCTACCTTAGTATATGATCGACCACAACCCATCAATTTCTCGAAAGCTAGCAATTCTTCATCATCTATATGATCAGATTCAGATTTAAACTCACATTTCCTTTCTTCTACATGACATTTCTCTTCACAGAAGTGTACCTTTAAATCATTATTCTTTGATTCTATTCTAGGATCCTTATCTTTTCCATCAGACTCACGCCAAAATTGATAAGTGCGAACAATGATAGCAATACCTATTGCTGCCGCCGTAAAACTAGCTATAGCAATGGCATTTCTTGAACCGAAAGAATATAAACTATCTGAAATGATACCAAATAGGGATTTCCATTTCAAGACAGATATTTTCAATTGCTCCAATTTTTGAACACGCTCATACACCAAAATAGCCTGCACAACATGAGTTCGCCAAATATTGTAAAAGATACAAAACAAGGTAAATATAAATAACATACTCAGCCTAGATAGTCCAAAATACCATATTAATATGATATTTAATATAAAGCACAAGGTTATTAAGAAGTTCCCCTTAGGTTTCCCTTCATTAATATACCATTCTGCAATACACGTGGACATATAAGAAGATGCATCACTTGTAACATCTAAAGTATGCCAAAAAGCCATTTGAGACCATAAAAACCAATCTCGCCATGTAAGTGCCGGTAATGGTATTCTATGTTGGTGCCATGCTTCTGATATCATCTTTTCACGATCCAATTTTGAAATTTCAGGCAAATCCAAAATTTTTGCGGTTATTCCCGTATCATTAACAATAATTGGCTTTAATAATCCCATCTTAGCAATATCTTCATCCGATAAAGGCTCAAAAGATTCATCACCATATTGTTCATTATTGATAGCATTAAGTTGCGCCTCTTGATTCTTTGTCTCTCGGATAATTTTCCTGCGAACAAGATCCTTCACCACATTTGTCAACCCATCATAATTTCCTTTAAAAAGAACACGCTGACTAATACAGGATCCATCAGGCCCTGGTGGAATAGGTATATTTTCAGATAACATAAAATCATATTTATCATAATATCTCGTGCCATCAAAACATTTTTCTGGATCAATCATAAAATCGTGATTATCTTTACGATATTCCTTTTTCACAAACATATCCAAAGTATATACCCTTCTCATAACAGCTGAAGGAGTATTGGTAACAAGATCTACATTCATTAGCCGAACATTAGTATCCAATACCACCATATCCGCCAAACAAAAAACTTTACCTTTATCTTCAACTGCTGCCATTGGAACAGGATAGCATATATTATCTATGATCTTCAACATTTCAACCACCGATGGATCACCCTGAGTCTTAGCTATATTCCTATGCAATTGACCTAATTCAGGTATGTGTATATACGGTTGTTCTAACATTTCATATGCGCCCCAAAATTCATCTAACGATTGTTTTGTATAAACCATATTTCGTTTAAAAACACGCTTTACAACTTTACAATGCATTCCGAATAAACCATACACAACTTGCGTTTTTCCAATACAAGGTGGACCAACAACTTGTATTGCAAAAGGGGCCCTACGACCTTCAGCTAAAACCTTACATCTTATATCCAAATATGCTTTAGTTAAGGACATAATAGCTTCGCTTATTTCTCTTCCTTCTTTTTTAATAGGATTTGTCTTTGCTTTCATAGCTGAAAAAAAATTGATCAATTCATTAACTTGAACACACCAAACAGACCTATCCATATATCCAGGAACTGGCATAGCACTATACAATCTATCCTTATATACTAATAAAATTTTTGTATTTTCAAATGCTATAGTGAGAGGATTTCCACTAAACATTGCTGTAGTAATGGGAACCCCATCCAACACCAAATCCAAAACTCTTAAGAGAGTAGTAATTGAGTCAAGACACATTTGTATAGCCTCCATTACAGTCATTGCAACTGGTTTTCCAAAATAATCATATAATTTGTGAGCTATATCCTTATCAAAGAAATGGAAGGATGCTAAAGTTAAAACAACGTTCCGTATAGCCGTTGAAGCTGAGCTATCAAGTACAACATTCAAAAATGATTTTATATCCTTAAATCCATCAGTTAATCCCACATCTTTTATCCAAGATTCAGGTTTCATAACTTCATGCTTAGGCTTAAATGTCATTTTAAGAAGTTCTACAATACCAGTAGCTGCCAGAGTTTTAATTAAGTTAGGTACCATTGTGGGCTTAACACTAGCATAATTATAAATAGCAGCTGCCGTCAAATCGGCGGATGTACTATAATATAATTGATACATTAACACCGCAAGACGCGATGCTTCGTGCATATTATACTGAGCATGATCCCCCAATAATGTCGTAAAAACTTTCTTGAATCGATTAATAGGCTTACGTGATTCTTCATCCAATTTAGAAATTTGAGCCTTTATAAAATCCAATTTATGCTGCTCAGCATCAAATTCAATCTCTTCTTCAGCCTCACATTTTACCTCATCTTCATCATCCGAATAAGGATTGATGAGGTCATTAGAAAAGGGTCCAGGATTTTCTTCAATACCGATCAATTCAGGCATCTGGTCATCCACATCAGGTACTAAAGATTGTAACATCCATAACAAATCATAAAATGCCATTTCAGTCAGTAATTCATAGGGAACATCTTCATCATTATCTATATGCCCCAAGGCATATGAATCTAATAAAAAAGAGTTATAATCATCCATATCTTCGTCAGATGTCAAATCAAAATCAGAAGGAGAAACATGACTATATTCATCTTCTGAATTAGGCTCTATAATAAAACCTATATAATTGTCTCCAAAGTAAATTAAATCATCAACTTGAGCATCTGTGTGATCCAGCATATACTGATGTAAATCATTTATATCCATCCCCACTACTCCCGCATCAAATGTTTCTGGTTCTAATTCACCTATAATAGGTGATGGGAAAAGTTCCATAACTTTTACATCTTCTACAAAATTACCTTCCCAGTGATCAACAATTAAATTGTTTACATCATCAGATTCAGGAAAATAAAAAGAAGGTCCAGGATTTAATTCAACTCCTACTAAAGTCTTCTTTACAGGCTTTCCTTCTTTTTTTTCCCTAATAATGCGAGCACGTTCTATTTGTGCATCAAGTTTTTTTTTTTGATGCTCTGCATTACTTTTTGGTCTACTACGTACTTTCTTTTTAAATGTAGCTTCAACCATCATTCTACGTGCCTCAGGTTTCTCTTCAGACATTTCATCTTTTATTTTCTTTCCTGTATCACGTAAGGTTTTACGATCAATTTGTTTAATACGATCTTGAACCTTCTGCTTTTTTCTAAAAGCCTCTTCTCTTTTTTTTTCTGCTTTAACATCTCCTTTAAATTTATGTTTAGCAGCAATATCCTCCTTTATTTCCTCCTCAATAATTTTATCTTTTTCTAGAGGTTTATTAAGATACTTAATTTTATATAATTCATCTATTACACGTTCATTTAATGTATCTTTAAATTGAGATATCCAAGTGTGATCCATTTCACACTTGATTAAAATAGCGATATCTTCATAATTTTGATTCTCATTCATAATCCTATCAAGGATTATTTTCTGATCATTTCGCCATTTCTTCTCGAAGGGATCAATCTTTTTTGCAATTGGTTGAGAAGTGGCAGATTTTCCACTTTTCTTCAAGGGAACAGTCGGTAACGCATTTGCCAAGCTCTTAGTATCAGGAAACAGGGCAAAATCGGTACTGGCTTCTTTTTTTAGTTTAAAAAGTAACTTGCTCGATCTATCTGAGTTGTTAGGTTTACGGCAACTCTTTAGGGTGTATGCGCGATCTAACGCTTAATATACAACCGATTCAGTTTATCTAAGTCTATTGCGGACTTTTTATACGCATAACATGAAAACACAATACAATTAATTACACTGACAACTTTAATGTATTTTAGAATTCATGAGTAGTAAAAATATCACAACTACTATTATTTGCACTCTTTATCAAGATATAGAAACGCTAAAAATCGTTTTCTGCTCTTCAAAGATATCCATTCGTATTAAAATAATAAAAATCTGACTGCAAAGTGATAATTATCCAGTTTTACTTGTAAAAACTAGGTTAAAAACTCGGGGTTAGTAAGGCCCCTAATTAAATTTTTAGTAAACGTTTGTGTCCATTAATTACGATATAATTTCTCAAAATGTCGTAAATGTTTTGATAGTATAGTTCAAAATGTTAATAATGTCATATACATAAACAAATAATTCAAATCTACGAAAAAATAAACATATTA